CTAATTTTACTCCAACAGTAAAGTCATTACTTATACTTATTTGGCTAGTAGTTTGCAAACTTTGTGCAGCAGTTTTGTCAAAAGTTAAAGCACCTGTAGAAGCATTATAAGCAGGTTGTTCACTTGCAGTAGCTTGTACCATATCAAAACTGTTTTCAGAACTATCAGCCCAAGCTGAAACATCAGAACCATTTAATGTAATTCCTGTTTGGTTTTTGTACCACGCTTCAAGACCTGTTTCATCAGAAGGTTGCCAACCCCCTAACGTCTGAGTGCTTACTAAACTTAATGCTTGTTTAAGTGCTAACATTATATAACTTGGTCGTAGTAACAAATAGCTAAACCACTTGTCAAAGTGATAGCTGTGCATTGAAGAAATAAAGTTGTTCCTGCAGGTATAGTCGTATGTAGACTTGCTGCTGCTGAACCTGTGCCTGTTTGAATATTAGTAGCTGCTATTGATGCTATTACACTTTCAGTAACAAAGTGAATTGCGTAATAGTCTTTACTTGTCATAGCTGTTGTTGTAATAACATCACATCTATTTTTCCCTAGTTGCTCAGTTAATAATTGTTGTACGTTTTCTATTGCCATTTTTTTTTATTTTATTGACCGTAATATATATAATTATTTTCTATCGGTGCTTCTCTCTGTGTGTATTGTACTTGCTGCGTTCCGTCTTTTTCTGATAAGTTCATTTTACCTTTTGTAACTAATCCTTGAACTACTCCTTTAAAGTCAGCAACAGGACTTAAAACATCATCTTCCGTTGCAGGTGCATTCCCTAAAGAAACTGTTACTGTTCCTACCCAACTAACTTCGTAAACCTCATATTTCCAATATCCTGCAGGAAATAGTTTTATTTCACCTGTGTACATATCAGGGTTTGGCGCTGCATATACTATATTTATAGAAGTATATCTATCTTTAATTGTTTCAGTATTACCATAAACGTAATAAACAGACTTATCTAAGTCGTTTGTGAATTTAACTAAGTGTCTTATCTGAGTAGACGCTACTGAAGTATCTATACGATTATCCTCAGTTTGTACATTTATCACGAAGCCTGTTTCTGTTGTTGCTTGTATCATAGTTAGTTTGTCTGTTATATAATAGAAAAACTTTGAATTTATTTGTATTCAGTTAGTAATAAAAAGAAAAAGGAGTGCGTTAGCACCCCTCAATCAAGAATATATAAGAAAACTAATTAAGATTAAGCTCCTGTAGTTGGGAAAGTTGCTGCTTCATTAATAAATCCACTTTGGTCCCAAGGTGCAGTAGTGTAATCTTCTAAGAAAGCGAAAGGAATTGGCTCTAAGCCGTCAAATGTAAGAGTGTATCCGTTTCTGTCTCCAAATGCAGCACCACTATCCATAGTACCTGCGTTAAGTTCCATTCCGTTAGACATTCCTAATGCAATAAATACATTGTGTCCGTTTGTTAAAGTTTCGTTTAATTCTGCAAAAATTCTTACTTTAGATTTTCCTAAAAGTTTAATTTCGTTTTGGTCTTCTTTAGTAAGTTTATTAAGCATAATATTTACAGTTGGAGTGTAAAAAATCGTGCCGTTTTCTCTACTACCTGTAATTGTATCAGTAATTGAAGCCACACCTAGAGGCATAACATACTCATATATAGTAGTAGAGTTCCAATCTATTGCGTCAATTTCTAAAGGATTTGTTGCGTCATAAGTATAAGAAACATCTTCATCAAATACAGAAAAGAATACTTTTTTTACCCCTCCTGAAATTCTATTACAGTCGAGTCCCCTACCTTTTGTTAGTGCTGTACAAGCCATTTTATTTTATTTTTTTAGGTTAAGGGAGTGAGTGCCTAAGCACCCACTTCCGTATTATTTATTTATTATGATTGGTGAACGATGTCAGCTCCGATACCTAACTGAACACCTCCTGAGTAACGAGCAACTAATCTCATATTGTCAGAACCATCTAAAGCAGCCATATCCATCAAAGAAATTCTTGTAGCGTCTGAAAGCAAATCCGTCCCATAAAATAAATTACTCTTCTCTGCTGCTACTAATTGGTTGTCAGGCATACCGTTACAAACAGCGATTTTGTACCCTTCAAAAACAGGTGCATAGTCTCCGTTCATATTGTAAGCGTTTACATATCCTAAAGTAGATACTGCTGAAACATATAAAGCGTAAGTCTTAGGACTCATATAGATATGTAAGTCATCTTTTCTCAATACTGCTGAAATATCAGTTGCCATATCAGAAGTTAAAGTTTGTAAGTTAGCAATAATGTTAGCTGCTGTATAAGCTGCTGAAGCAGTTGAAGTGTTTACTGTACCATCTACTGCAAATGCTCCTGTAGTAGCTGTCAAGAACCCTTCAAATTCTCCTGCTGTTGCTCCTGTTCCTGACCATACTGAAGCTTCAACTCCATTAGCGATAATTTCTCCCATATAAGAGATTACATAGTCATCAAAAGATGCAGGTGGTGGCGCTCCTGCTCCTGCTCTCATTTGTAACGCTTCCCAAGAGTCAAGTAAAGTTGACTTGCAAAGGTCTAAGTTAATTTGTAGGTTTTTTGGTGTAAGTACATTCTCAGTAAGCGCTAAAGTACCTGCGTCTGTAAAGTCGCAAGAAGCGTCTTTTACTAATCCTGAACCTGCCATTTTTTGGATTGAACTCTTAAATTTCACGTTTTCAATCAAAGTTAAGTAGTCTAGTGAGTTTGCTTGGTTTAAAGCTGCACTGATGTAAAATCCTGCCGCCTTTCCTGCAAAGTTGCTTGTTGTTGTAAAAGCCATGTTTTTGTTTTTTATTTATTAATATTATTTATTTAAATCTTGTAAGAATTTTTCTCTTTTAGATAGTTTGTTATATTCTTTTCTAGCCATTGGCTTTCTATCTGAACTGAATTTGTTTGTATCTAAAGGAGCTGAAGCAGGTTGTGAAGCCAACTCAGTTTTTAATCTTTCGTTTTCTTCTTTTAACTTAGTTAATTCATCTTCTGCTGAAAACTCAACTACTTCTGTAGTTTTTATAGACTTAGGGTTTGTAGAAGGTTCTTCTGTTTCTTCAGACATTTCTTCAACTTCTTCTTCAGTATCTTTTTCTTCTCCTTTTAAGTCTGCAACTGCGTCCTCTAGGTTCTGAATTCTTTTCTCCATTCCTTCCCAATCTTGTACGTCCGCTTCTTCTCCATCATCTTCAGCTAATTCTTCTTCAACTACTTCTTCAGTAACTTCTTCTTCAGTTTCAGACTCAATAACCTCAGCAACAATTCCTTCTTCCTCAACTCTGAAAGATACTCCGTCTTCAGTCTTGTAAGTTCCAACAGGTAATAAAATTGTAGTTCCGTCTTCAGTTAATACTGAAATATCTACTCCTGCTTCTAATTCATCAGCAGTTGAAACGAAAATAGTTCCGTCTTCTGATTTTGATTGCCACTCTAACTTAATTGTTTCTTCTTTGTTAAGACCTAGAGCTAATAAGATTTGTTCTTTAATGTCCATAATTTCTTTTTAGTTTTATTAGTGTTTGTAATATATAATAGATAAACTATTACTTTGTTTGATTTTGCTTAATTATTTCATTTAGTGCTGAAAGTATTTCCTCGTTACTTGGTGCTTTTTCTGACATCTGTTCCATCTTATCCGTAAAGTAACCTTCTATTGAAAGTCCTTTTAATTCACCTTCTTTGATTTTAGACCAAAGTTCGTCATTTTCTATTTTCATTTTTACAAACCAAGTGCCATTAGGTAAGTCATAGCCGTATAACTTAGATTTGTCTTGGTCACCTTCCTTAATCCAAGATTCAACCGTTAGAACGCCTGAAACTCTGTCTTGGTGTTGGTATGTAGCTTTGTGGTGATTGTTATGTTTCAAATATAAAAAAGCTGCTTTTTCAACTGTCGCTTTTGAAAAGTAAACATAGTAATCTGAGTCCGTATTCGGGTCGTGTCTGAATATTTGCTTGTTTGGAATAAGTGCAGGACTAACTAGCATTCTTTTCTCCTCATCTACTTTTGCAAATGTTAAATTATTCTTTTCTTTTCCGAAGTAAACAAAGTCTTGTTCTATTGCAGGTGAAGTTACTAAACTAATTGCGTCAATAGCTAGTTCCTGATTATCGTCTGAAATTATTAACTCAACAATGGATGTAGTCTTTTCGTAATTGTCTTTATTGGCTTCTTCACATTCAGCAACTGAGTCATAAGTACAGTCTCCTGTCTTTCCCCATTTATATTTTCCGTTTTCACATTCTTCGCAAGGCATAGTATATAATATATTTAATTAATTTTTATTTGATTTTAGATTGTAGCCCTTCTTCTAATATTGGCTAGTTGGTTCTGACTGTTAGTCATTTCGTCTGTTACTACGTAAGCTCTAGTAGGTTCAGGTTCTAATCCGCCTGATAAGTCAAAAGCTCCTGACATCATTTGAGGTGCAGGTGTTGAAGATGTTGCAGGTGCTGAAACAGAACCGCCCCCACTTGCACTTTCAGAACTTGTTGAAAGTATTTTCTGTATGGAAGCTGCACCCATAGCACCTGTAGCGATTGCTTGAACTAAATTAAACGGTGCAGGAACATTAGCCATTGTGTTCATAATTGCTTGTTGGGTATTGTAAATTGTCTTTGCTACTGCTACTGCTTTTTGTGCATCCTCACTTTCTCCTGCTAGTTGTTTAGCTGCGGCAAAGCCCATCCCAATCATTTTTTCTTTTTCTTTTTCTTTTAGTTTTTCTAAAGCTAATTCTGCTTTTTTTACTCTTTCTTTTTCTGCAATTTCAGCATCTGCCAATTTTTTTATAGCGTCTGCTTCTTCCTTTTGTTTTGCTTTTTTGTTTGCTGCTATTTCATTTGTCAAAGTTTCCATTTCAGTAGCAAGTCTTTTCTGAGTTTGAAAAGATGAAGTCTGTAGGTCAATTAATCCCACTTCTAAATTTGCTAGTTCGTCTAAATCTTCAGCCATATTTTCAGACAAAGCCATTGTTTCTTTTTGGATTTGAATTTTCCTTTTTTGCATTTCCAAAACATCATTAGTTGTCTTTAATTCTAATTCGTTTGCTGTTTGAAGTGCTGCAAGTCTTTCTTCTGCTGTTTTACTTTCATCTAAAGCGTCAAGTCTAGCTTTCTGTATTTCTTGTCTTGTTTGTGCTCTTACTTTGTTAAACTCTCTTTCTTCATCTCTTAACTGTTGCGTTAATCCTTTTAACTTCATTGCAGCGGCTACATCCTTTTCTATTTCATCACCTAAAGATTTAAACCCTTCCGCCATTTTACCCGTTAAGTCATCTACTCCTGTTGCTACTTGTACCATACTTTCACCGAACCCTGCCGCGTTTTCCTTCATTTCATCCCAATCAAAACTTAAAGCTGACTGAATAGTTTTTCCTAAAAAACCAAAGGCATCTATTATGCCCTGAACTCTATTAAGTAGGTTTGTCTTTATAGCTTCCCATAAGTCCGCTATTGCTTGTTGTGGGTCTTCAAAAGCACTAACTATTACTTTTCCAAAGCTTGAAAGTCTGTCAGTAATAACACTAACGACTGCGCCAAACCCTGCCATAGCTCTTTCTAACTTTTCAGCACCATCCTTAGTACTTTTAAAGTAAGCAATTAAAGAACCGACTAAAACTACAAAAGCACCAATACCTGTTGAAATTAATCCTGCTTTAATACTTCCGAACATTCCCTTAGCTGTTACTGCTGCTGAAGCAAAACCTCTTTTTACTCCATTAAGAGAAACGCCCATAACTTTAAACTCAGATGCTGCATTCCCTGCGTCCTTAGATACATCACCTATGTTAGATTTTACGTTTATATTTATATTTTCGTCTGCCATAATTTTATTTTTAAAGTGCTACTCCTGTTTTTATTTGTGTCATTCTAATAGTTGAAGTCCATTCTATATTCATATTGGTAGCTCCTTTTACAGTTTGCAAGAAGTTTGTTCCTGATACTGAATTTATAGGACTCCATCCTGTAGTAGTTCCTGAACTTGCAGGTGATGTTCTTGACCTTTGTATACTTAATGTTCCTGACTTATTTATAACTACACCTCTTTCAACCCAAGACTTGAAATCACCAACTGCACCTGAACCTGAAGAACCCCCAACTCTTACTGCTAAACTTTCTGATTGAAAATAAATAGCCGTATTTTCAGGCACTACAAAATAACTATCAGTTGTATTGTTTAAAAAAGCGTCTACTGTGCTGTTATCTGTAGTTGTTTTACCATACATCAAAGTCATTGTTTGCCTTTCCCCTAAACTATCACCTGAAGCATTACCCCCTAAGACAATTGAGTTATCAGCTGTAGCTTCTCCTAAAGTACCATAGACGTTAGCATTGTTTACTCCGTTTGCTATTTCGTTATTGTTTCCTACTACTATGTTATTTCTTGATAATCCTTTTACTGTATTGTTTTCACCTATTATATAAGTATTGTTTGTTCCTGTTTCAGTCGTGTTTCCTGTACCCTGTAATTTATTACTTTCATTGCTAAAGCTTCTGTTAAGATTTGTATTAAATCTAAATGTAGAACAAGTTCCTGTAGCTTTATTATAAGTATATCCGTAAGCTTCGCATTGTAATTGATTTGGAGTAACAGCATTTGTTCCGTCAGTAAATGTTACTACTCCTATTGGTGAAGTCTCTAAGGGCTTTACATCAAATCCTGATAAATATGGTATTGTTTGTTTTGCTGCTGCCATTATGGTATAAGTATAAATTCAACTGTTGCTAAGTCGTTTGGTTTGTAGTCTATTTTGTTTACTCTAAATGTTCTGTTTTTAATAAATACTGTATCGTTGAATTTAAAAGTATTAATATCTGAAGGACTTAAATTAACTTTGATTGTCATTATCCTAGTATCAGGATTGTAAAGCTCTGAGTAATAAGGCAACCAATACAAGTTAAATAGATTATTGTTTGTAGGTGAGCCTACAGGCTGTATCAACTGACATTCTCCAAAGTGAAAATCTCTAGAACCTGATATTGTAGGTATATCTGTTAAATGACTAAATTGTAAAAATTCAGTTTCATTTACAATAGCTGTTGAACCATTAGGTAAAGGTGCGTTGTATGTGTAACCTGCTATTGTTTTTACTCCATTGTTATACATAATTCTTGGGCTATTTTCAAAACCTTCAGAGGTTTCGTCTTCCGTCATAGAATAAAGCGAAGGAGTTATAAAGTCAGGAAATTGGCTCATTAAAGGCTTGACCACTGTTGCTGCAAAAGGTTCGGCAATAATTTCTTCTTCTCCTGCTAGAATTGTAAACTCTGATGCATTATATTTTTTACTTCCGTATAAGTGATTCGTTCCTTTTTTATAAACATTAAAAGCGTAATCGTCCTCATCTTCTACAAACTTAAAAATAGTTTTTTTGTTTAAATCAGTTAAAGGCACAAGTTTCATTTCTGAAACATCTATCTTATCAGTCCAATCTAACTCAACACTATTAGGGTTGTTTAAAAACACATCTGAATAAGGTTCAATCTTTATATTGCTCGGGTTGTCTTCATCAGGCAAAGTAACTAAGTTGAACATTGTCATCAAGCCCTTTAAGAAATCCCATTGCCCTGTTTCACCCCTTAATGAATTTAACATACTAATAAAATTAGAAACAGTTAAATACCAAGTTAATTGAGTACCTTTTTGTTGTATTACTCCTGCTGCATTTGCTTTAAATTGAGGTTGTACAGTTTCTCCTACTGCTAATGGTGGTATTTGTACTGTACCTGTAAATGTATAAGTTTGGTTGGGAATAAGTGTTACAATTCCTGAGCTATCAGAAACAACCCCTGCTGCCAACCATTGTAATTCTACTGTTCTATTAACTGTGTCTGTATTCTTTACTTCAAAAGTATAAGATAAATCATATGCAGTATTCAGTACTGTATTTGTAAGTATATGAGTTGTGAAATCATAATCAGGTGGAGCAGCGGCGAAAATACTATTAGGTATATTTACTATTTCCAATGGAGTAAATGATGTTCCTGCAAATACACCACTCGGTGCGTTTACAGCACACGAAAATATTCCGAACGGATTTGAAGATATAGGAATGTCATCAGCACCCCAATTAAAATCCATATACAACTTTTTAAAATCGTCTGTATCAAAGAATTCACTTTCATAAGTAAAAGGCACGACTTGAAATATCCTGTCTATTAAATACTTAATGTTTATAAAAGGTCTAAAAATATCTGTTATACTAGTATAATTTATATTAGTTCCTGACAATGTAAGATTATGGTTCCAATCTACAAAAGGGTATTTTAAAGTTGTGTAGTCATCTCTAAAACCTGATGTATTAGGGTAAGTGTAAGATATACCTGTTCCTGAATTGTTCCAACTATTCTTTATTTCCGTGTCATTGTATTGGTGGTCTAATTCTAAAAATTCTATATCTGAAAACGTCTTATCACTTAATACATCAGCTAGTGCAACAACTTCAGAATACAAGTTTACATTGTAACTTGTTTCTCCTGACTTGTCAGAAATATCAATCATTCTTAAATAGCCTTCAAATAATAAAAAGCCATCTTGTTTTAAAATACATTTAGTTCTTTTGTAAGGGTTAAAGTTAAGCCCTGTATCAGTTCTTGTTATTTCAAAAATATTGTCAAAGATTTGATTGTTTCTTTTTGTAGCAGGTAAGTTAAAAGCCTTTGAATATGACTGTACTTTTTCAGCTACATTTTTAAAGTCATCTACACTAAGACTAAGAGGTATGTCTTCATCTTCGTAAAGGTCGCAAATAACTTGTCCATTGCTTAAATCTGTAAATACTCCGCTAGGTATTGATGTAGATAAAACACAAGATATGTCTTCTATTACAGCAACTGAGGTTACACTATGAATTACTATTATATCAGCAGTTGAATAAGCGTCAAATTGTATAGTCTGAGTTCCTGTACCTGTAATTATATGAGAGCTTTTTAATATGTCGTTATGGTATTGATAAACAGTAAAATTTGTTGTATTAAATTGTATGTTTAAAGTTAAGTCGTATGTAGCACCAAAAGTTAGGTTAGATAACCTTTGAACTATTCCTGTATTAAGAACTACCGAAATTACGTTTGATCCTTCTTCTACAAAGTTTGAGTTACCACTAAAACGATACCAAGTGTTACTTATAAAAAATGTAGAACCTGCTAATGTATATGAATTAATGTAAGTCTGAGGTAAAGCACCTGCAATATTGAGAGTTGAAGATGAAGCGTTTACTTGGTTAAAATTAATACCATCAACAAAGAATTGAGTAGAAGGTGAACTTAATGGTGTTGAACCATCAAAATACTGTGGAAATACTATTAATTGTACTGACATTATACTGATTGTGTTCTTAGTGTTTTACTCTTTTCTACTTCAAAAGTGTACTGAATAAGTTTATCGTTTGCTACTGTCTTTTTTGTAAAGCTAGAAGTTGTAAGCCTTACAGGTTTTACATATTGATTAAGTGCTGAGTAAGTTCCGTCATCTTGGTAACCTTCTAAAATATAAACTTCAGGACTGTTTATTAGTTCTTCAAACATATCATTTTCGCTTTCACTTACAAAGTCTGAATTCATTGTAATTTTCTCTGTTGCGTTTACTCTAAATGCTTTCTTGCCGCCTTTGTAACTATCTACTCTGTATGCAGCTTCATTCCAAGTTCCTGCTAGTTGCTCGTATGTAGAACCTTTTGTTGATATGCTTCTTACTGACTTCTGAGTGAATGTATAGTAATCCCAAACTCCCCATTGATTTAACCAACAAAGTCTTATGCTTTCAAATCCTTTAGTATTAGGACAATTTATGTTTATAGTGTATTGTTTAGCTATTCTAGGATAATTAGGTAAACTAGCGTTATTGGTAGAAGCCTGTACAACTATTGAACCGCCCTGTATTGTTCCTGCTGTAACTAAAGCATTAAAAGTAGAACTCCAATTTTGTAAATTAGCAGGAAAGCAACCAAAGTATAAAAGTTTTTCTGATATTTTTGTAGTGAAATTAGTATAAGCTCCATTAGTCCAATTCTTATTAATATTCTCTGTTCCTATTTGACTTCCTGAGCTATCTTTGTATGTTAGCTTTATATAGTCTAAATTGTCGTTAGGTGATAAAAAAGCAAATGTTCCGTAATCTTCTAAATTAGCATACTGAGTAGCAGGTGCATTTGTTAAGAAGCTATCTGTTTGAGCTGAAAGGTTAAAGTTACTTAAATTATATCCAAAATTGTTAGCAGTTGAACCTGTACCCATTGTAAGAATATCAGAATATTTTAAATAGCCATTAAACATCTGATAATCAACTGAGTTTATTTCCTGTACTGTTTGCACATCACCATTTGCGTCTGTGTATTGTGTTTTAAATTGAATAGTTAACCATCTAGCTGCTTTTTTATTTCTAGAATATTTATCTATTAAATGTAAAGGGTGCGGTGTGTCATTACTTGTTACTACTGTTTTATACTTACTTTGATTGTAAGCCATATTATCAGCACTAACATAATTTTCAACTACTTGCTTAAAATCAAATATTCCTACTCCTGCATTGTTAGGAGTTGTTTTAAAAGTTGCTGTTGCTGTTGATGTTGTAGTTATTGAACTAGGTGTTGTTTCACTTATATAAACATCAGCAATAAATCTAACATTAGTAAAGCCTGATACTATCGTATTATTTGATACTACAAAAATTACTTCTTGACCTACAGGAAGTTGAGTATATAAAGGTTTTTGTTCTATTAGTGTTGCCATTATGCTATTTTTTGTTGTCTTAAACTATTTACTATGTCATCTGCTATTGCTTTTCCAAACTTACTGCTAAACTGTTTCATTCCTAACATTAAAGGTTTTTGAAAGAAGCTGATGCCCTGTATTCCTTTTTTACCTATGCTTCTTGCAATTAAAAACTTTATACTTTTCCTAGATATAAACTTTCCTTCTTTATCTCTAGGAGCTATTCCTTTTTTTACTACCCATTTGTCAAGTGCCTTAGTAGGTGGTTGAGAATGTCCTTTAGATTTTTTATAACTAAAAGGACTCTTAATAGTTTTTCCTTTGTAATCTTTAAATCTTCTTTTTGTTTCTGTTCCTGAAACCCCTTTATCTACAAAAGCACCATAAGAGTTCATCTTAAATTGTACATTAAAACCTTTATTTGTAGTGACTACTTTAAAACTAATTGAGTTTTCTAATTTACTACCACCACCTTTTGATTTTTGTAAATTCCCTTTTGCTCTGTTTACTACTTGCTTACCAAAGCTGTTAAGGTATCTTTCAAGAGCTTCAGTCTTCATTATACTAGTGCTGCAAAGACTTCTACTTGAACATCAGTTGTTGCTGAAGGTCTTACCTCTACAGTAACTAAATCTTCAAGCGTAGGAAAGTTAGGAGTAGTGTCTGCTTCAGCAATTAACGCTTCTTCTGCTTGGAATAAGATATGTGAACCCCCTGCTCTTACTGTAACTTGATAATTTGTAGCTGCTGTTACATAAGCAACTTTCATATCTTGGTCATCACTTAAATTAGTAACTCTTAAGTACTTGCAATTCTCTACATCTAAAGCACCATCTGCACCATAAGGAGTTGAATTAAATACTGCTACTGTTGTAGTCTGTGAGTGAGTACAAGTTAATATTCTTTCAAATACATCAACTATGCCTGTTGTTGTTAAAGTATTAGTAGAACCTCTGACTGAGCCGTTCAATACGACATTCTCTGTAATTGTTGTTGTTAAATCTGCCATTTTATAATTTTATTGTTATTTTAAATTTCTTCCATCCTATTTGAACTATTAACCTTCCTATCTTGAATTTGAACATTAGTAACCTGCACCTCTAGGATTAACAGGAATATTACAAGTTTGAAAATCATTCTGAACTAATACACCTATATTAAATACATAGCCACAACACAAGTTATCAAACCTTTCTTGAAACGGCTCTATTGTAAATTGGTCTTGCGTAAAGTAGATAGGTTCGTTTATATCATTAACTCCTAATAGTGATTGTCTAGAACTATGTCTTAACATTCCAATAATATCTGTACATATTTCTAGTGTTTGATTAAATACTTCTTGTTCGTTATTTTCTCTGTCTACTAACTTAGTTAAAAGCTCGTGTTGTTTAGTTTGCCAATCTGATTTTTCAGAAACCATATCACAAATAAACACTTGAAAGTTATATGTCAATTGACTATCGCCTGTAGCTACTGATGTTGGGTTTATGTGCATTAGCGGAAACTTCTCCATCTTCTCAAGATTGATGTCGTAAATGTCTCCAACTGAAGTAGTGCTTATCTGTTCGTGATACTCGCCTAGTCTTAGCAAAGTGTTCACGACATTATTATAACTTTTATTGTTCACCATTTCTTTTAACTTTATTTTGTGAGTTTAAGTCTGTTTCATAACTTAACCAAGTTAAGCACTCTAACAGTCCTAAATTCGTTATTCTTTCTAAGTTTACTATTTCTCCATTTGTCAATCTATACATCACACCAAACCATCCCCATTTATCAGCAAAGCTTTCTGTTGCTATTGCGTCTGCATTTCCTTCAGCTGCTCCATCAAAAACAATGGCAAAATCGCTGACAATTCTTTCCCGAAATTGTAGAAAAAAAAAAGAGCTGCCTGTACTTGTTGAGCTGACATCTTTTTCATTTCTTCCGTCCTGAGCCGAATATTTCCATCATAAGCGTCAATAATATAAATGTCATTTTTCTTTTCTTTTATCGGTCTATACAATACAGCCATTAATTCAGCTAAATGGTTTTCAACTCCGTTCTTTATAAAGGTCTCGATATCGGCATATTCTCCGAGAGTAATTGAGTCCAAATCAGGATGAAAGCCGTACTCAATTCCTTCTATTTCAATTATCCTTTTTAGGTTAGTATCTTGCTTTTGCTGTAGCTCTGCAATCTTGCTCATTAATACTGCTACATCTTTTAAAGCTAATTCTTTTACCAACTGCTTAGGAATATTAGATAACGCTGCTATTGTTTCAGTTGCTTCTTCAGTCTTTGTACCTGTTTCAAAATCAATAAGTTTTAACCACTTCTCTAGAGTTACATCTTTCCAACTACTGATAAGTTTAAACTCTTTTACCTTGCCTTCTTTTTTAACTTTTACTTTCATCTGTTATATAATAGAAATTTGTTGTTTTTAGTTTAACGCTTTTTTACTGTACGTAATACTTCCCTGCGTTTGGATTGTCTAGGTGATATATTACATTATACCTAACCCCATCTATTGCGTGATTGTAGTTATCTACATACAGCTTAGAACCTTTATCAGCATATATATAATTGTTTAATTCTTTAGCTATGTTTGTACTCTCAGGTGTTATGATTAATTCATAGTCTTGCATACGAGTAATTCCACTTTCAATAGTTCCTTTTTTTACAGGTTTGATGTTTACCCCTAAATGTCTAAGGTCTGCAATTAGTCTAGGTTCTGCACTATCACCGATAATCAAAGTTTGCCCTACTTTGTCTAATATAATCTTAGCTAGTTCGTTTGACTTCAAGCCGTTCTTGTATATATGTTCTTTTAAATATATCTTTCTTTTTCTTTTATCAATAGCTACTTCTGTAAGACTGTCAGGGTCTACACTAAAACCAAAGTCCATACCGCAGGAAGTCTGAAGTCCATCAGGATTAAATTCTCCTATTGACCAATTCTCAAAGACTACTCCTTCTGCTTTATCTAACCAACCCCCTAAGATTTTGTGCTGATACTTTTTAAAGTTTCTGTGCTTTATGCTCTTAATACGCTCTAGGAAGCTCTGTGAGAGGTTTTCTTTGTTGTCTCGGTAGTTGGTGTGTATATAGCATACATTGTCTTTAAAGCCGTTAAAACCACCTTCAATTCCTTTGTCTTCAAAAAACCTTTTGTATATCCAATGCTCTTTAGTTACAGGATTAAGTATAAGTATAATTCTGTTCTGTATTTCTTTTTCTCTAATACTTAAATCAATTGTGTCAAATATATCTTCATCAATAAGTTCCTCAGCTTCATCAAGTACCCAAGTGCTTATTCCTTGTAAAGATTTTAGACTTGCTGTTTGATTACCTGCAGATGTCTTAATACCTCTAAATAGAATGTCTGACTTGTTTCCTAAATTTAAAACCTCAGCTTTGTTTACACTAAAGATGTTTTCAAAGCCTAACAGACTAATCTTTTCTAAGAACTCAGGAATGATAGATAGGTGAGCTGATACCATTGTAAATCTTGTAAACAATACTCTTATGTTCTTAGACATAGTAAGTAAAGTTAAAAAGACTGTAACAGCAAAAGACTTACCTGAACCCCTACCACCTGTTATAATGAAGTATCTAGCGTCAGAATTAAATAGAGGGTTATATTTATTACTCAGTATCAGTTTCTACAAATGTTATTAAAGGTACATTAAGACTTTCATCATTTGTTGTAACATCTACCCTTTGTTGAGGTTTACCATAAAAGTATTCAAAGAACAGCTTAACTGCCCATTGCTCTTTCTTGTCAATACCGCTTTCTAAAGACTTCAACGCCTTATCGTTCATTGGTGTTAAGTTCTCTATTAACTTTTGTTCTGCTGCCTTAGACTTGCGTCCTGCACCTTTCCTTGCACCGCCATTGTTTATTCGTTTATCCATAATTGAAATAGATTGATTATTCAATCTTATATTATATAATAGAAATTAGTCTAATTTGTTTTTAAGCTTTTAAATATATGAGCCACTACATCTACTGTCCATCCATTGCCAAGCATTTTATGTCTTTGATTTAAAGTAAGGTTTACATCTGTATAATCTTTAGGCACATTGTGAATAGACTCTAATTCATTTGCTGTAAACTTTCTTATCCTTCCATTTTGCCATAATCTAAGTGAATTATGATGAGGTAATGTTAATGTAGGTACTTTGTTATCTGTTTTGTATTTTTTATTATAAACATCTATAGATGCTAATTTTGGACAGTCTGTAAAATCTATCTTATTGTACATTAGGTAACTATTCTTAGCTTTTAACCAAACATCAGATGGAACATCTTCCTCTAAAGTAACTATATCTTTAAGTAAAATACCTTTATTTTTTGGTTGTTGTATATTTGGAATATTAGTCCAATACAATCTTCTTCTATGTCCTGCTGAAACCAAACAACTATTTATTTTTATAGGTTCTAAACCTAATGCTCCTGTAATTACATCTTTCCACTCTTTTTTCATTATTACATTCTCTAATAAGAAGTAAGTAGGTTTTACTTCATTTAATAGTCTTATGTATTCCCAAAATAATTTACTTTCACCATCAAACCCTTCTCCTTTACCTGCGTTACTAAAACTTTGACAAGGACTACCACCTATTAATAAATCAATTTTAGGTAAATCTTCACCTTTTACTTCTGTTACACTACCAATCTGTATAGTGTTTGGGTAATTATCCATAGTAACTTTTATAGCGTGTTCATCAATCTCACTTGCAAAGTAATTATCTACTTTAATTCCTACTCTTTCTAGTGCTATTTGACCACAACTCATTCCGTCAAATAAACTTAATACATTCATTAGTTATATTCATTTGGAAGCATTAGTCTTATCCCTAAGTCAGTTAAAGCCCATACTCTTATTTGCTCTGTATATGTTTCAAAGGCTTTAGTGTTTAAAGCTGTTGTACTTCCTATTTTATTTATTGCTATTTGATTATCATTAAAACTTATCATTTCATATTCAGACAAGAACTTAGCTCTTAAAGCGTCGTGCATTTCATTAGGAAAATATCCTAGTTCTTCTGCTAGTCCTTGTACGATACATTTCCAATAGTAACTGTTCTGCATATTGCTTCTTGTGTTTCTTTGTTTCTTTACACTTACTATGTA